TTCTTTCCACGCAGGAAGGCTAGACCCTTCATTACCTGCCCGATGAAGTTACCGAAGATACCGGCAACCATAAGCAACGGACCAACAAGGGCTGCGATGCCAGCGATTGTTCCAAGCACGGTCTTGACAGGGCCTGGAAGATTATTGAACACTTCAAGAACCTTGTTCACAGCGTTAAGAACAGTGGTGAATACCTTAGTGATTGCTTCACCGACAGGAATCATCTGAGCCTTGAAGCCCTCAACTGCTCGCTTCCACCTACCGCTTGCTGAGTCGGTAAGGCGGCTCATTTCCTTGTCAGCCATAGCGCCAAGTGTCGCTGCACTCGCACCCGCCAGTTCCATAGCCTGAATGCTCTGCGATCCCTCACGGCCAAGGTTTTCGAACAGAGCGGAGATACGAGCGAACTGGTACTTACCGAAAATCTTTTCAATCAACTGAGCGCGCTCGAACGAGGACAACTTCATTAGTTCCTCGCGGAACTCAATAAGTGTCGGCATCAGTTCGCCCTTGTTGCGCTCAACGATTCCACCTAGGTCAACTCCCAATCCCTCAGCGGCTTCTCGCGCACGCTTGGTTGGGTTAATCATAGAGGCAAGACCAGACTTGATAGCGTTAGCGCCTTCACCTGCCTGGATGCCACCTTCCTTCATGGCTACAAGCATTGTGGCAAGGTCGCCAACGTCTCCACCAAGGGCCTTGACAACAGGGCCAGCCTTAGGGATAGCAAGCGACAAATCTTCAAGGCTGGTCGAGGTCTGGTTTTCCACAGCGTTTAGTAGGTTGACAGACTCTACCAATTCCTGGTTGCTCAACTTGAATGCGCTTTGTAGCGATAGGGTTGCCTTTAGTGCTTCCTGGCGGTCAACCTCACCAAGAACAGAGAGCCTCATGGCCTCCCTGGTAGAGACGAGCAAATCTTCGCCTTCCTTACCGGTCGCTGCAACGTCAGCCGCTAGGCCAACTGTCTCCTTCATGGAGACTCCCCATTCAGATGCGATGTCGGTTCCGAGTACCGTTACCTGCTTCTTGACATTTTCTAGTGTTGCATCACTAATAATTCCAACCGCTCCACCGTAAACCTTCGCCATACGGGTGAGTTCCTTGTCAACATCAAGGAAGATGTTCTTCGCTGCGGCCCCCATCATCAACAGCGGAACGGTCATACCGACCATAATCTGACGACCGGCCCACTGGGTGTTCTTACCCCAGTTCACAGTCGCTTCGGCGTTCTGCATTAGAACCCTGTTGTAAATCTGCATTTCCTGGCGAGCCACGGCAATCTGTGTAGCCTGTGACTTGAAGTTAATTCCACCAGGGGTTGAAACCTGTGCCGTCCTGCGACCGTTAGCATCCTGCTGGAAATTTACAACCGAACGAGACATACGGACTTGCTCCTTGGCAAGTTCCGAGATTGCTCCGCGTGCGCCCACCGCACCCGCACGGTATTCCTTTAGAAGGTCCTTCTGCTTTGCAAGCGTTAGTTGGTTACGCTCAATGCTCTTACCAAGGCGGGCGGCATTGGTGTCCATCTGGATGCTCTCGGTGGACCAATTACGCATACCCTTTAGGCTTGCGTTGAAGTCTGCCGTAACACCTTGCAGAGCGGCTGAGGAAACGGCCCTAGACTTTACGATAGATGCATTGAGGGATTCAATCTCTGCCCTCAGGGTTCTGGCTGCCGATGCATACGGCTGAATAGTGGCCGCATATTCGACAATTACCTTATGTCTATCCATCGTTTGTCTGTGTCTCGAATCCAATCCCTCGGAACGCTAGACGTTCGGGCTCTGGCATGTCCTTTGTTGGATCAGCCTCTTCTGACCAAATATCCTCGAAGGATTTGGTGCCCTCTGGCGCTCCCGCCCCGTACTCAATTCCTTGAATCGCGGCGTGGAACTTGAACTCTCTTTCCTCCTTCTTTCTTAGGGCTTCTAGAGTGGCAACTAGTTCCTCTAGAGTTAAAGCGTATTCCAGTTCTTCGTAGTTCTTCCAATGACCGGCAAGAAAGACTTCCGACTCAATTTCTACGATGTCTAGTTCTGACCACTTTGTGCCGCCGCTGCTGCTGCCGCCATCGCTAAATTTTGATCATCAAAGTCGATTCCCGTTGAAACCAGAATGATCCTCTTCGCTGTAATAGCGTCGAGGGACATTTCTAGATCGTAGTCCTCTTCCAGTTGACCTTCGAGGCAAATCTTGGATAGGCTAACTAGGAAGTCAAACCCATCGCTATCTGTATCACCGTTCTCTACGGGGTCATCGACGTAGGCCATAGCCTTCTTCAATCTTCCGATAACGAGAGGGCGAAGAGTAATCTCCTTGCCATCCTGCAAGGTCACGCGCTCTTCGGTATAAACTGTCTTAGCCAATGTTCTTCCTTTCCCTAGGCATGAATCCATTATAGCATTAAAAGGGGGTAAACAGGAAGGGCAGGGATGGTTTCCCATCCCTGCCCAACCAAGTTTGGCTAAATCAGCCGTACACGCGGTCTGCGATCTTCATGTAACGTCCGTTGGTACCCGGTAGGCACCTGAACGACACAGGGAAAGATGTAACCTCGTTACGCTTTACAGCGACACCGACCGACTCAACGGAGATGGCCCTGTAAGCCTCGAACACGCGCTCGGTTGACTTAGTAGCGAGCAAGTTGCGAGGACCGTTTGCTACGGCGATCAGGCTCTTCTCCTGTGGGAAAGAACCAAGTGATCCACCAGTGATTCCAAGGGTCTTGCTGTCACCAATTTCCTCCCATGTGGAAGGAGTAGTGCTTCCTGCTAGAACAACTCCATCGGTTGCGCCTGTACCCTCTGTGTCCTTCTGTCCGATTGCTCGGGCAAGGTTCACTAGGGTCGCCTCAGTAAGCGATGTCTTTGCACTAACCTTCTGCTTCGTCTTGAACAGGATGGCAGAGTCAAGCAACTGGTCTACCTCAACGTCATTGAACTCTGGCTCGAACGAAAGATCGAAACCTTCCGATGTGAACCCGACCTCCTTAAACGCTTCTGGTGAAACATAGGCGTATAGGCCCTTCAACTTCTCACCAGCGGTTGCACCAGACTTGTACCCAGTGATGCAGGAAACTGCTGTGTCAGATGAGGTACCCTTGAATGTACCAGCGGCACCGGTGTCATCTGTGAAGCCCGATCCGTCTGCGTCAGCGGGACCAAGGAAAACCCTGGCACCACCTACGATAATGTTATCTGCTGTTGGCATTTCTTTAATTCACCTCCTTATTCGTTATTGTGATCAGGTTCCGTAAATCCTGTCGATTACCTTGCCGTACTCAGAGCCTGTTGAGGCAGAGTCTGGAAGGCAACGGAATGTTACTGGGAACATGGTGGCCTCGTTGCGCTTTACCGCAACACCAACCTGCTCCACAGAGATTACTCGTGGTGCGTAGTACACACGCTCAGTCAACTCGCCTGCGCCCTTAGTGGTACCAAGATCGCGGGGAGCAGGGCCTACGGCCATGAACGCCCTTTCCTCAGGTGCCGAACCAAGTGAGCCACCGTCAATGGTGATCGACTTGATATCTCCCGCTGCGGCAATCGTACCTGATACGGTGGTTGCCTTCTGACCCAACACGAATGCTAGGTTTTCGAGAGTGGCCTCAGTAAAGGAAGTCGCAATAGTGACCCTCTGCTTCGTCTTGAACAATGCAGCAGAGTCAAGTAGTGTGTCAACCTCTACGTCAAGGTAGTCAGGCTCGAACGTGATGTCCAGGCCCTCGCTTGTGTATCCAACCGAAACGAATCCGTTCAGCGCCGCCTTCTGCGACTGTGCCGAAGTTGGAGCGCCAAGGGCTGTCTTGGATGTAGAGTGCAGGTAAACCTCTGCCGCACCCTGGATAATGTTGTCTACATTTTGTGCCATTTGCTATTTTCACCTACCTTTCAATTGTTTATTGGTGGAACGCTTCATGCTAATCATAGCATAGGATTTCTCACGAGAAGCGTCCGGTACTTCCCAAATGCCTAACATATCGAACCCCGACGATCATATCAAATGACATTCTTCCGGTGGTCGATCTTTCGGCCTTTACAGGCCTATTTTCCAGAATTGTTACATTCAGGTAGCCGAAGTTGTTGGCTGCCGTGTACAAATTCAAGTCGTGGGCAGAGGCATCCTGACGCCTGAATAGGTCAACCATGAGATTCCTGATCTTATTGGCTGTCTTGAAGTCCTCTGCATATACAGTGAATAGCACCTGCTCGTTGTGGACATACCACAGATCAGAGTCAATCACCGACTCGATCTCGTCATAGACGATGAATGGCTTGCCGCCGATCTTATCCACAAGTTCTGGCTGCTGCTGAATTGGAACGATTGGGTTGAGCGAAAGGGACCCAACGGTATAGTCTGACGCGCTCAGAATTCCTGCTGCCTGCAACTCGCTCCACAGGTACTTGCGAATCTCTGATGCCACAGATAGAGAGTAGTCTGCCATTACTTAACTCCCCTCCTCAAAAGTCTCATTACCGCTTCCTTTTCCTGGTTCACAGCATCCTGGTAAGCGGGATTCTTCACCAAAACGGATGGCCTGAAATACATCATGAAGTCATCCCTCAGCGTACCCTTCACGGCCTCTCCACCAGGGTGAGGGACAATAACCGGGTTGATCGTGTAAATCTGCTCACCATCTACTTCAAATGATAGCATACCGCCGTCCTTAGGTGCAATGGTGATCTGCTGGCCCTCTTCCATGACTCTCGCCTTTTCAGAAAAGATGTGGCCGCTGTTGGGCACCGGTGCCGTGGACGGGATGAACTCATATGAAATCTCGAAAGACTCTGTTCCGATGTTGCGAGAGATTAGCCTGAACAGCCTAGCGCCACCGTCCCCAACCTGTCCCCACTCGTATAGGTGGTGATATGACATTGGCTTGGTCCTCGCACGCGCGTCCGTGCGCGCGTAGAATCCAGCCTTTAGTCCAGCGTAGACGTTTCTGGTAAACCTCTGGGCAGCCTCCTTAGACGCTGCCTTCTTCACGATTTCATTATGCTGATCCAGAATGCGGATCGGCAGGTTCGGATCAGAAAATCGAGCCATCTTGGACCTCCGCACGGGACAGCATTGTGACGTACTCCATGATGCGGCCCTTGGCCCCTACAACGGGAACCGATCCGTTCGAGTCGAAGATCGTTGGCTCACCATCGTCCTCGGTCCATAGAGTGCCCTTGGAGTCCGTCAGGAGGCTCAGTTTATATTCCTTGGGGATCGGGGCAGCCGTGTAAATTCTAACGAAGTCTGTGGAGCCGTAGACGCCTGCTGACGAGTACGACTCATAGGTACCTGGCTGGTCCTTTCCAGACGCAGCGATACCAGCGGCGTAGCAGCGAATCTTTTCCTCGAAAGAGTACCCTCTCTGAAACTCTCCCGAGTCTGGGTCTTGCGTCAGTACCTCTGAGTATAGCGAGGCGCTCATCGTGTAGCGCGAGCCAGTCACGCAGCCGTAGAGCGTCATAGCACCCTAAATGTCCCCACGCGGTAAGGCTCTAGAATCCTGTCCACAGTCATTAGTCCGGTTCCAGCAAAGGCTAGGCGGTTTGCCCTGGTCTGGGATTCACCGAACTTGATTTGGTCGATGTACTGGTTCTGCTGTGCTGCATCCTCGCACAAGTAATGAACGGTCAGCATCTTCGCTGCCAGTTGAATGTCGTATGGAATCGAGGTTTCTCCGAAAATTCCTACAATTCTGTACTTGTAACCCTCTGGGAACCCATACCTACTTGCCCCATCCTTCACATACAACAGGTGTCCTGATGGTGAAATCTCTACCTCGTTGTTCGAATCTTCATCGTAAAGTACGTCTCCATTTTCAACCGACACCGCGCCGATCCAAGAGAAATGCTCATCGCTGTAAAGCCTGTCTGTATCGGAGCCCTCGATCACGCGGGAGTCATAGAACCTGCCGAATGTTCGGCCAGTGTAAGCGTTGATAACGTGGCGCGCGACCGATTCCATATCTCTGATCACAACGGGATTCCTGTATCCAGGCGCATCTACATCGCTTGTGTTGAATCCACCAGCAAGCGCGATGTTTTGAACAGAAACGTATGGCTGAACAACATCGTAGTTTGTCTTGATCACCCTTGGTGTTGATCCGTCTAGGAGAGAAATCTCGATCCTAAACCCTGCGGGCCACTGGGAAAGTTCTGCTACATCTACCGTAAGCATCTTCTCTGCTGGTACTCCACCGAGCGGTGTGCTAGTGTAGAACAGGTTTGTCTCAACTGGGGTTGGTTCGCCTAGGTTGTTGTAGAGGGTTTGAAACCCCTTGATTCCTTGGATCACATAAGCGTCACTGACAACGAAGGTGACGTTTACCTCGCCTTCGTAAATCTCGATCATGTGTTCCCACCCCTTGTAGTATTCATAGACTGATTATAGCATGTTTGGGGTAAAGAGAAAGCCCCGCCGAGGCGGGGCCAACTCGATAAACTGTGTTGCATCAGCCGTAGTAGTCTGCTGCCTCTTCTGCGGTCGCCACCCTAAACACACCGGGCCAGCGGGCCTCTAGAGACTTCGCTGCGTCTGCGGTAACAACGGCAAATGGGTTCTTTGCACTCCAAACAGCGCCGTGTCCAGAGTAACTACCCTTGCCCTTGAACAGAACGAGAGTGTCGCCTGCTGGCTTTGCAGCAGGAGCGGGAGCCTCTACGGGCTTCTCAGCCTCTACCTCACCGCCACCCTGTAGGCTTGTGTATAGTTCGAATGTAACCCCTTCTGCTTCGAGGTTAGTAATGATGTCAGCCTTTGTACCAGAAGCCTCTACGCCGAATCCCTCGGCCACGGCAACTAGTTCCTTCTTGCTCAACTTTTCAAAAGACATTTCATACCTCCTTCCTGATGTCCAGTCTCTATTCTACCACGAAACAGAACAGGAGGGCCGTTTCCGGCCCTCCTGCTCTTATGTAGTTGTTGCGACCTGGATTATCAGGCAGCCTTGACACGGACGTTCTCGATACGAACGTAAGCATCCCAGTTCTCAACCTGAACGCCGAAGCGCATGTACATGGTGTACTCGGTCGAGTCCTTGCGAGGCTTAAACTCGTCGTAGAACTCAATGTCACGCTTGATGCCCCAAATACGGTTCGATGGGACTGTCAGTTCGACAGCGCCACGGTAGTCCGTAACAGGTGCCTCAACGGTGTGCTCGCCCTCGTCAAAGAGCGGAACCTCAACCACGGGAACACCGAACGCTAGTGGGTAACGTGCGCCACCAGCACCCTGAGGTCCACTGATTGTTCCGCGAAGAACGTCAGTCGCAAGCGACTCGACAGAAACCTCACCGGAAACGGTTGCGGTTAGCGAGGTCAGGTAATCCTGAACCACACCAGAACCCGCGTAGAAGCGAAGCGCGGAGCGGTTCGCCTTGTACTTACGAGGAAGAGCCTTTAGAGCCCTGTCGAAAGTTGCGCGAGCAACAGCGTCGTCCCCACCGTCAAGTAGGTGCGCGCCATTACCTGGGGTGCAACGAGTTACGAAGCCGTCAATGATGTTAAGGCCAGCGCCACCAGTGGCAATGTTGCCGTTGATAGCAAGGTCCTCAATGTCATTACCCGCCTGAGATGCGAAGAGACGAGCGATGTGGGTAGCAGTTCCTGCACCCTCGATGCTGTCCTCCTTAGCCTCAGTCGAAACTTCCCAGTCCAAACGAATCTTCTCAGTTGTAAGAGAAATCTTCGTGAACGTCACGGCAGCGTTCGATGCGGTGTCGGTAGCCTCAGTAGCCTTACGGATGATACGCTCACCTACGGCAATCTTGTCAAGGTCCACCGTGTTCGACCTCATGATAACCCTACGACCCTCCTTAGCAAGGGTAGTAGCGTCCCACATGTAATCGATAAACTCGTTCGCCTGCTCTGCGTTAAGCAGACCAGATGACTCGGCCATAGTTGTTACACCAGCGCCGAGGTTGTCGTTGAATCCAGAGGCTACAACGTTGTTAGCAGCCTTCTCTAGAATTTCATCAGCCATTTTGTTTCTTTCAACTCCTTTCTGTTTGTTTTGGTTTATAGTGATCGAACGGTGAAGCGTTCCGCCCAAATATCCTTCTGCACAACCTCGGGAACTACTTCCTCGCGGTCAGCAGACTTCTTAACAACAAGGGACTTCTCTACGCCACCAACACGGGTGGATAGAGTAGCAACAGCCTCGGCGGTTTCCGCCGCAGACTTTGTTACTGCCTCGTTAAGTGATACGCTAAGGGCTTCTACCTTAGCGTTAGTCTCGGTTACACTACCCTCAATAGCCTTGCTAATTCCGGCTAGTGCTGTGTTGAAGCCGCTTACTACCTCGCGGAGCGAGAGCAACTCGGCCTTCCAGTCGAACTCGTCAACCGCAGGGGTGGCAGGTGTCTCATCGACCACTGTCTCCGTGCCAGCCTCAGCGGTGGCAACTGCGGTGTCAGAAGCATCGGACTTCTCGACTACTACTTCTTCGATGACGGCTACGGTTTCTACAACCTCAGCGGCCTTCTCTACTGTTTCATCAGCCATATCTTCTTGTACACCTTCTTCCTTTTGTACCGCTGGCATTGCGGTATTGATATTCTTTAGCAATCCGGCAATAGCCTCTGCCTTCTCAGCGGGAGTTCCAGCCGATTCAATCCAACCGACCTTCTCACCAGCAGTTCCACAGGCAGAGCATCCTTCTGTCCCAATTGTAGCAAGTTTATCTTCCGAACACCAGAAAACATCCTGCATTTCGACATCGACAGCGATACCGGAAATCTTTACGTCTCCATTGTCCATCTTTAGAACGGAGAAAATGTTGGAAAGTTGATTTGCCGGTGCGTCAACTAGACTCAATTCTGCAAGGACATATGCCTTGATAACTGAAATCCATGCGCCTAACTCGGAGTCAAATACATCTTCCTTTTCGGTGACAATTCCACCAATGGAGAACCCGGTGAGGGTACCATCTAGTACCTTCTCCCAGGTGCTTGCTGCGCCACGGCTAACGTACACATCTACATAGATGCCCTCGTAGAACTTCTCAGTGGCTGGGTCGTAATAGGCTTGCTCCCTAAAGTTTACCACCCTGCCTGCGGCGATCTTGTCGTGCATTTCACGAACGTTACCGGAGAATGCCTCAAACGCTGCCTTAGAAGCAGACGCGAGAACAATGTCTCCCTGTCGGTCAACGTTGTCCAGAGTTGCGAATCCAGAAACAATTCTGCGCTCTGCATCGACCTTGCTGATCGGCACGCCCAGTTTTAGGCTGCCGTCATGCGATTCCCAATGGCTCTTTACAATTTCCATTTGATGTTAGTATAACACATTAGTTTTTCAAGTAATGGGTTATTCAGTTACCCTTCCTTCACCCTTTGGATTTCTCGCCTCACCAGACGTATCAGGAGAATTGGCCGAACGCTCGCGCGCACGCGCGCTACCAGCGGAAGGTGCCCCAGGAGTTGGCTTATCCTCTACCACCTTGTCTCCACCATCGATCCCAGGCATGCCCTTACGGGTCCTAACCTCGTTAGGAGTAATCACCTTCATGCGCAGGTACCTCTCGTCAATCTTCGACTGAGTATCCTCATCTGTAAGCGAAAGTTCGTTGAGCGTGAACTTGAAGATATCACTCTTCTCCTTCACGATCATGTTTAGGCGCTTCTCGATCAAGTCCTGTACTGGACGAGTCACCTGCTCCTTGAAGGTCTTGTCTGCATCACGAGCAGCAGCAAGGGATACGCCAGGGAGCAGCGTGATCTTCGAAATGGGCACGCGGTGAGCGGATAGGATTTCGTCACGGTTGTTGTCCTTGTACTTGATGAACGAAGCGTCCTGAATACCGGCCTCGATTGGCTTGATATCGATTTCAACCTTACGGTCTGGATCGTCAGCAGGAAGCGGGACATAAAGGGTCCTGTGGTTCTTGCCCTTCAACTTTACATCGAAGAACTCGTACATAGCCTGCTCTGCGGCGGTGGAAAGGGTTGCACCCTTTACCACGATCATGTGCCTTGGAACAGCCTTGTTTTCAAAGTAGTCAAGGTTGAAGGTGGTAGCGAACTTGCTACCAAGCACGGCACCGACCGCAGGGATAATGTCTGGCACTCCATAGTAGTCGCTGTTTGGAGCGTACTTCTTGAAGTGAATGATTTCATTGGGCTGCGGATCGCCGTTGATTACATCGGGTGTTTCCCTGTCACCAAAGTTACGGAAGAACACCGCCTTGTTTCCTGGCGCAATCTGTACGAAGCCGTCGCGTAGACGACGGACGCGCATTGTGATGGCAGGAACGTGACCGAGATAGGCAATCTCGCCGCCTTGCGTGCGGCCAATTTCCAGGTAGCCATTACCAAGAGCCTCGTAATCCTTGTAGAACTTGATAAGAGTTTCTACAAGAGTATCCTCCTTGTTCAGGCTGTCAATCCAGTCATCGTGTTCGATCTTGGCCCTGGACAACTTCTTACGCAACTTCGCTAGCGGCTCCTTCTTTCCTTCCAGATCGTCCAACTTCTGGGTCGTCTGGGGAGTAGGCTGCCAGTCGTAACCAAGGCCTACGGTGTTGTAGGTCTTGGCATTTACGGATGCGTAGTGGTGAACGTTCTGCTCGTACAGACCCGATAGCATGGCAAAGTTATAGGGTGGTCGGGCTACGTCGAAAAGACCATAGGCCGAGGCACCGTAAGGAACCTCGACCTTCTTGCTGCTGGCACCGTTGCCCTCGAAACGCTTCGAGATAGCGGTGGCCTTCCTCTTCATCTTAACGGTTGAGACGACCGACTTTAGGGTTTCGCCAGTAATGGCAAAGTAGTCGTTATCGACGCCGGTGTTTGGCGTAGGTGTTGGAGTCGGTCCAGTGTATACAGTTTCGATCTCAGGTAGTTCTGAGCGGTCGTCTGGTCTAATCATCTGCGCCTATCCCTCTTCATATCGTCCTTTAGTGATCCGAGGTCGTACATTGGGACCTCTCCATTGATCATTTGTGCAATCTGCTCGTCGTTTTCGCCCTCTGTCAACTTGACAGCGCCCTCCAAGAAGTGGGGACTTCCGCCAACAATGCCAAGTTCCTTCTCGACATACTGGCGAATAGCGTTCATCTTTGAGATGTCGCCCAGTCTGGACGCAACAGATAGAACGTTTCCGTCTCCGTCACCGAGGATTTTGCCATCTGGCATCTGCCAAGTGTATAGGCCAACTGTAATTCCGTCACTCACTCTGCGCCTACGGTGGGTTACACCGGGCATGCGGTCGTTAATATTCATGCCCTAAGTATAGCACATTGTCCACCTAAGTGACTAAACCTCGCGCCAGACCTCGGGAACTGTCACGGCGTTGTCACTTGGGACGGATGAAATGGCCGAATCTGTAAAGACGGTTGACACAGATGGCTTCCTGTAATATGCGCGTGCGTGGTTTGCGACCTCAGTGGCGTCCATCAACTTCTGCGTAATAGCGACCTGTTGTAGCCAGAACACCGCAGTTCCAGTTGACGAGCCCACGGTAACATGCTCTGTCGTGCGTGCTGTGTACGCAATTGTAACTAGGCGTGGGAATGGGAATGGCACTGTGGTTCCAGTTGTAATAGCGGTGCCGTTGATGTATACCGCCTGCGCGCCAGTAAACGTAAATGCACCAGTAGATGAGATATCCACTGTTAGGGCTCCGCGAGCAATGCGAATCGTGCCAGTAGATGGGGCAATTAGGAGGGTCACCGTTCCAGTCTCAGTCTGAGAGCCAGCCATAAGGCCGAATGGGATGCCAGTGGTACCGTTGCTAACCAGAACGCCTCTCTGGTGCATCAGGGCTGGCCTACGCTTTGGAACGATTGTCACCACCGACGAGGATGCCAGTGTGTGCGCACCACCACCAGAAAGGATATTGCCAGGACCAGACAGTAACGCCCTAAACTGAAATGACGAGATGGCGCATGGATCACCAGTAAACCTTGACTTTAGAGGAAGGAGATATGACACAGCCATGCCTGCGCCATCGTTTGGCACTGTGTATCCATGAGTTACTGTTGTCGATGTCCTAATCATACCAGCGTCTCCGTAACTCCCGTAAGTTCTCCATCGATGTAAAGCCAAGGAACCCTGACTGAGTCACCGGGCTGCAAGGGAACGTCAACGACAACTGATGCCTCGGCCCTAACTGGCACTGGCTTGGTGTATTCTGCCGTAAAGAATGTGTGATTTCCATAGTTCGAGGCGCTCACGGCAGGCGAGGCTGAGTTAAACGTACTCCACAGTCTCAACTCCCAGGTCCACGCACCCTGGCTAGAGAAGTATGGCTGGTCAAATGGGCCCTGCACAGATGACCTAGTGGTACCGAAAACAACCTCGTATTGACCAAAGTTCAGCCCCGCTGTATTCGGCACGAGCATTGCTGTGGAACCGTATACAACGTAGAGCCCGTTGGTGTCCCAACCGAATCCGACGTTTACCGTGGCACCACCCGTAATGGCTACGCCTGGTGTTGCCTGTACGGTTCCAACTACGGTAGATGTGTCAACGCCATTTGCATCGACAGAGAACGTAGTTCTAAGCAACTCGACCCTGTTGCCAGTATTGAACCTCAGCGCAAACTGGTCAGCACCAGGAACGCGGGATAGCATGTGAAGAATGCCCCTGTTGGTTCCAGTGGCTGAATAACTAGGAATCTGCACATTGGCCTGTCCAGTGTTTGTTCCCCACATGTAGTAGGCTCTATTGGTTACCCACGCATTGGCGTTAGCGTCGTACTCCTCGACCTGTGTAAGGTCTAGTTGCAAATTGCCATCCTGCGTTGTAAGACCGTCAACAAGGTAGTCGGACCACGGATACGACTTTGGAATGTCGTACTTGGTAGAATAGTGCTGTGAAAGGTCAGAGATTTCGTAGTTCACGAAGTCAAACCAAGCGCCTGCGTCAGGTGTGCAGAATACCGCCTCCACCTGCCTCGCTTGAATGGCAGACTCTTCCTGTGCCTTTGGATACACAGCACATGCTCCAAAGACCAGTGTTCCAGATGATGGGCTAGTCATTGTCAGGTTTGACAGGCTCTTGAAGCCTCCCGAGGGTGCGGAGCCGGTAGCAATTTGAACTCCGTCCACAAACACGGTGTATGAGCCCTGTGTCAGGTTAATAGAGAACTGGGTGGTGTCGTCCGGTGTGAAATCAACTAGGATCGATGTGGCCGTGGCGTAAGGTAGATTGATCTTGGCTAGGCCAGTCGAAACAAACTCAATTAGGTTATCTGCACCCAACTTGGTAGCCACAAAGGTTGACGAGCCATTCATATACAGATAGAACTCGATACATGCCTCGTCGTACTCTGTTAGGTTTCTGGTGGGAATGGTGATCGTCTTGGATGCTGCCGCACCATCAAACAGATGCGCGAAATTCGTTCCAGAGACAATTGGATCGACTTGTGCGCCAGTCGAAGTGATCGCGGCACCCGATGTTAGGTCGGCCATGCTAGCGGCGTGCATAACGAGAACGTCTGCACCTACGATGGCTCTATCAACGAGGGCCATACGCGATTACGCCTCTAGTAGTTCTAGAGTTCCCTCGGTTGGGACGCCCGAATCCATGCCGACAATGCCTACGCCGTTCTGAAACTCGACAAGAGCAACCCTTACGGCGTCAAAACTTGACTTGGAATCTACGTCAAATCCAGCCTTGGCTAGACCCTTGACGGCCCTCTTCCATTCTGGGAGGGATAGCGTAGGAACCCTCTTTACGGGTGCTTCCTCAACAGTGTCATCCTCTACAACCTCTGCAACAACTTCAACGTCGCCAACCTCTACCGGCCTTTGTGCGGCGGCAGCGATCTTGCGGCCAACCTCTTCCTTATCCGTGTCAACCACAGGTGAACCCTCCCAGGTGAAATCTTCTGAACTAGTCATGGACCAATTGTATCACAATCCGAACACCAAGTGGAAGAACAGCCACACAATCAGCGTGCCCACTAGCGACTTCCAAATGATACTCCATACTCTATTCTTCGATAGCGTTCCCAACTGCACCTGCTCTGACAACGTATCTTCTGCCTCTGTGTGAACTACGGACACAGCCTCTAAGCCTGCGAAGATGAGCCCCCAGCCCAGCCACATAACAAAGAAGTTCTCAAAAGCAATGCCCAGCATGACAACAGCAAATGCTAGCGTGGCTAATATAGCCATCAACTTCTTCTTAGTCAACGGGAACAAACCTCCTTGGGATGGAGAATGTAGGCAATCCGTATGCCTCTAGGTCGCCATTCACAGAATCCTGGTCGATCTCTCCAATGTGGGCACAAACCAAGTTTCCATCCTCTACATAGACAGACTTAATATCGTACCCGCGCGAGCGCAGGTGGTCCCTCACTTGAACTGGAAACACCGAGAACCCGCTAACCTTTGCCTTCGTTCTGCCGACTAACTTGATCAACTCGCCGCTAGTCTCAACGATATCACCAGTGTCCACAAAGTTCTTCTTCTCATATCCCCTGTCAGTAACTGTGCCGACTGTCATCTCGCTAAACAGAACCGCGCCCGATCCCTCCACCATAGGGGCCATCCAAAAGAAGGGCTCATCTGACGACCTTGCACCTAGAATTCCGGCTTCGGTACATGAGTAAACATCCACAATTGCCGGGTTGTCAAAAACAACCTTGGCCTGGGCGATAGAGTCCTCGCCTAGCGGTCCCGATGCTGACAGGAAGCAGGCAAACTTGCGCCTATAACCGGCCTCCCACAACTTGTTTACAACCATACCCTTAGTCATGATTGAAAGATCGTCATCCTGAACATGCGCGGCCAGAGTCTCTGCTGTTGGTCTTGCCGTCATCATTGAGATGGGAACCTCTAGAGCAAGGGTCGCTAGATAAGAGAGAATCGTGGTTTGTAGTGGTGCGGTCATGAATGCCCTTCCGACAAGGAGGGCTGGCATCGTCTTTTCCGCCCAATCGATCATCTTCTCAATCATATCGGGCTGCATGAAGTAAGGCTCTACGATGTTAATCTTGGGCATGCCAGAGGTGCCAGATGACACGCATGCCAGCGAGCCGTTCGGATAAAACTCAGAGTAAGCCACAAACTGCCTCGTAAGGTGATCCGCTAGACCACCGCCAAAGAAGTTGGGCAGGGCAAATACCTTTGCGCCCCCTGCGAGCAGGCCCAGTACCTGTGGAATCTGGTGGGGGTCACCGGTAACGGAAAGAACGATTGTCTCGCCTTCTACGCCAGTCATGGCGCTGGTGGCGACCTCTCTGAACTCTGCTCCTGAAACCACAGAGCCGTCAATTCTGATTGGGTCGCTCATGCGACTAATTTTGTCAATCAGGTACAGTGGGTCACGCACTTGGCCTACCATAGCCAAGCCTCCTGTACATTTCACCCATTGTTTCTACCTCGCCATTTGGTCCGTAGGCTAGAGGTGGCTTGTGGGCATAGTTAAACGTAATGAACAGGGTATACGCTGGCCTCTTTGAAACGGCAGCGATCTTGTGAAGCCTGTCGTTGTTCATCCTGTGAACGTTGAACATACCTCGCTTTGCGCGCCTAAATGGAGAGGTAACATTTCGCATCTCATATAGGTCCTCTGTGTATGAGCCTAGCAGACCAATGGATACAAAGTCACATCCATGTTGGTGAGGAAACGCCCTCTCGTCGTCGGCCACAGTGATCTTGTTCAGCCTTACGCTAAACCTACTGTTGTGAACGAACTGAACAAAAGACATGCTAGAGCCGCCTCTGTCGTTAAACTTCATGCCTGATCTGCCTCCGCATCTAGTCCCCAAAAGCCGTCAACCGCTGGTGGCTCTGGCGGTGTTACGCTTAATTCTGCTCTAACCCAAGGCCTTGTTGTGCCCTCCATTATGCCCCCATTCCCAATGCTGCAATCCCGTCAAGGATGCGCCTATTGTAAACCCACTTTGGTTCAATCAGACCCGGTGGCACGCTGCCCTCCTTGGGAATAGCCAGCCCCTTTTCAATCGCAATCGCAATCTCTTCTGGGCCCCTTGTGCTGATATACACCTTTTTCAAACCAAGTTCTTCCCTGCCCCACTTCTGCAAATCCTTGAAAATGCCCAGTGACCTAAACTCCTTGTCAGTCCAGGTAATTCCACCCATGCTGCAATCGTTGGTACAGTTGTCACACAGACGATATCTAAATGCAGTGTTGTAACTTGCCATCGAGACAATCCTGCCATCGATGATGGCTACTGCAATGTGGACGCCATCTGCGAAGAGCCCAGAAGTCCTAGCCTCTTCTTCGGTTAAGAACCTGAATTCCATTATACACCACCCTGCAAGTTTGCAACTGCCTCTTCCAGGTCATCTACCCTCTGGCTAATTCCCGTGATGTAGTCGTACAGAGACTTATATCTCACACCGCTAGAGCCTAGAAGGAATGAGTATGCAAACGCTACTTGGGTCAGAATCAGGAAGGCCAACTTGTTTACGTCCTCGTCATACCTTCCATACTGAGAGAACGCCAGTAGTGCTTGTTGAACAGGAGCGTTCATGGAAATAAACTCCTGCTCGTTAATAACCCCATCTTGGGTTGCTGCGCGAAGGCCGATAAGCGTGTTTTGAAGCAGCGCGATGAGCGTCTGCTTCTCCTGCAATTCCTGTGCTGATGCCTGTGGGAACAGTGTGTAGTATTCCTGAATCTCCGTAGCATCGGCGTCACGAACTGGCTCTACAACTACGCCCTCACTGTCAGTCTTGTAAATCCTTTGTGAAACCGTGTCGAACTTAACTGTGTTGCCATCATAGGCAAGCCACTGGACTAGCATTACTTACGCCTCCGCTCTTACGATGATATATGGTCCACCCGGTCTTGTTGGTAGCGGGTTTGATGCTGCGTGTGAAGCGTTGTTTGCGCCGCCGCAGGTGCCCCATGCCGAATACGGTTGAGCCACCGCGCTAGTAGTCGGATACGCATATGGAACCGTAGTTCTGTACTTCTTGCCATTGACATAAACCTCTACATCATTGTGATAGTTTAAGGTTGTGTCACCAGTTAGCGTGTAAGTCTCTCCACCAAAGAAGGCATTCCTAATTCTGCCAACATATCCGAAGGCGGGATTGACAATTCCATAGGGCCAGTAGACCACACCACCCAGGAACGCCTTGCTTGGAAGCAAGTCCCCAACATTCGGAATGTCCTGAATTGCAGGCCTCATTGTAACCAATTCACCAATTTCGTTGCTCGACGAGCCCTGATATCCGTGGACAACGTCTGCGGAAGCCCACGGAGTTCCGGCCTCATTGTGAACTGGAAGGGCGGATCGGAATCCAATAGCGACCCAATGCTTGGACGCGTCAGTTTGAACTTCTGAACTAATTGGAACGTACCTACTTAGAAACACTGACGAACTTGGGCTTCCATAAGAGTTTGCTCTGTTTCCAGCATTGGTACCAGTAACCCTCCACCAGAATACGTCGTTGAAAACCGCATACTGAAATGAAACAGCAGTTGATGCAGTTAGCGCGTGGCCGAATGAGATGAAGTGCTGAACCCCGTTTAGGTAAACCGGGTAGTTTCCATTTGCATCGAAGGCGGTTGCCTGCATGTTTACTGTCAGAGTGGTGCCCCCGACTGTAGATGAATAAATGTTAGCAGCATTAGTCCAGCCAGCACCGCCAAGTGCATTGCGAATCTCTGTAATCACGTTCGACGCTGTCGCGTCCGTTGGGTTCACAAACTGGTCTGAAAATGCCATTTATTCGTCAATCTCCCTGAAATCATCTGTACCTAAGTATACCACGGCGACGGGATAGGTGTCCTGACCAGAATACTGAGTCTCGATCATTGGAGAGATTGGTGCTGATGTCATAGCGGGGTTTAGATTTCTACCAAATGTCCCATGTTCAAGTGCCGATGCCTGCCCGTTGGTTGTGTGTGCGAAAACGGAGAGATCGGCAAAAGGCAGTGAGTTAGACATGCTGAACGTCGCAATCGGTGTATCGACTCCGATATTTGGAAATCCAGCGGTGTTGTAAATCTCTAGGTTGTAAGAGGACGCCTGATGCGGAAACGAGCCTGTTGAAGAAATAGGTCTAAAGATTACCCAAATAGTTCCTGAAATCTGAGTGTTGGCCGTTCCACCGGCCTGATAGGATGGTCCTGCGGCACCCATTATCTGGCTCCGTTCGACTCTAGTGTAACTGGATACAGGGTTCCAGAAATGTTCGAGTTGAAATAAAGGGCTACACCCGCGACGCTGGCAAAACCAAGCCCGCCAGACATGCCCTCGATTTTCAAATAGTAGTTAGCATCATCCTCTGCCTGTGGATAAAGACCGTTTGCACTCAGAGCAAGTCGCTCGCGCCCTGTCACAGCAGTTGTAACAAATAGGCTTCCACCAGTTGTGTACACCTGTGATGCAATCGGAAGGCCAGTGTCTTTTGTGAACGTTCCGTTGTCGATGACAAAGGATGAGTCATTTACGACATCATATGGGTTGCTAGTGTATGTAAAGTCAGCCCTATACATTCTCTTCGTGCCTGGACCTGGAAGATATGGATCGCTGTCAATACCCCATGAGTACAGAGCAATTCCACCGACCTCTGCCCCTGTGCCAGTGACAGTAGCATATGCATTAGCCACATTAAACAGCGTGTTGTACGGTTGCGATCCAATGAAGGTACCAGTACACGACCTAAGGCTTAATTCGATAACCTTACGGTAGTTTGATGTCGATGAACCTGCTGACTTAAGCATAACCTTGTATCCGGTTTTATTTACAAGGAACAAAACGTCCACGTTCGTGCCCGGCGGAAAACTAGATGGAACCAGGGCCTCAGCGTAAGTGGGGAAACCCTGGTAGGGCAGGGGGAAACCTGGCACTGCGGCTGCTTGCAACTTCATTGACTTTCCGCCGTTGAAGAACTTGAATGTTACACCGTCTGTGGCGTTTGCCGTAGGCGATGACATCTGCATGCTAAGATTATCGCTAATCTTCATTCTCACAAGAATCCTCTGGAATGGAGAATTCTGTGTGTACATCCCACTGGTTCCGTTGTAGAGATAGTGAGTTCCGTTCCAACTTGTTAGAGCGGAGCCAGACAGACCAACGCTGTCCGTGGCATGGACGCCAGTAAAGACTTCCAGACCATTCTTTAAAGTGGGATTAAGAGGCATTCAGGGTACACCTCAGAGATAGCGTAACATCGGTTGGTGGTGTGCCTCCTGGGTTACTTGTAACCTCAAACTGAATAAAACTGTTTGCAGCAACTGAATATCCAAGTGTAAACGTCTGATAGGTTGACGAAGCGGTTAGTGTCTGCTCTGTTCCAAGCAGCACTCCATTCCTTAGAAGCCTAAAGTTAACGTTAGCGGTACCTGCTGTGCAGGCGATAGTCGCAGAATGAATGGTTCCGCCGAGGTCTAGAGGAATCTTTGCAGAGTAGACCTTCTGTGATAGTGTTGCAATGCCTCCAAGTGTAAGAACCGATGGGTTTACTCCGTCTGCACCGTCAGAACCGTCTGCGCCTGCCACACCCTGAATTCCCTGAATCCCTTGGATTCCCTGATCTCCTGTATCGCCCTTGATGCCCTGGATACCTTGTGGGCCAGAGTCTCCCGTATCACCCTTTAGACCTTGGATTCCCTGAGGTCCAATATCTCCCGTGTCACCCTTGACTCCCTGAATACCTTGGGCACCTTGGATTCCTTGGATTCCCTGTGGTCCAACAAGACTTACGCCAGCGGGCCATGTGGTTGCCTTTGGTCCGTAAATGAAATTGGTGGTTGTATTAATGTAGAACTCTCCATCGAATCCTACGCCGTTAGCCGGTGCGCCTGCGCCATAGCGCAGAGTTGTTCCGTCAATCCCGTCTGTGCCGTTCGTTCCCGCTGGTCCCTGAATACCCTGAGAACCCGTGGTTCCCTGAATACCCTGAACGCCCTGGATTCCCTGTGGGCCAACCAGTGATGTTCCAGCAGGCCATGTGCCAGCAGCCTTAGGTCCGAACAGGAAGTTTGTGTTGGTGTTAATGAAGAAGTCGCCGTTAACTCCAAGACCGCTTGAAGGATTAGTGTTGCCATATAGGATCGTCTTACCATCGGCACCGGCGGTACCTGGAATACCCTGTGGTCCAGCCACTGTTGATGCAGCACCGGTGGCTCCTGTATCACCGGTATCACCCTTTAGACCCTGAATGCCCTGGATACCTTGAATACCCTGGCTTCCTGTGTCACCCTTATCGCCCTTGTCACCCTTTAGGCCCTGGGCACCTGTGTTACCAGTGTCTCCCTTTAGACCCTGGATTCCCTGGATACCTTGGTCGCCCTTATCTCCCTTTAGACCCTGAATTCCTTGAATGCCCTGGATGCCTTGATCGCCAGTGTCACCCTTTAGTCCTTGAACTCCCTGGATACCCTGAATACCCTGAGGGCCTCGAATCTGACCAACATTTACCCACTGCGTGTCTGCCCACACAAGTCCGTCACCAGTTGAACCAATGCCAACCTCTGCTTCGCCAAGAATCCACATATCTCCCGGCTGGGCTGCTTCCAAAGAGATTTCGTCCCAGGTTGCGGTGCCCTTCACGACAATACCGGAGCCATCCTGTCCGTCGATTCCTGGGGCTCCTGGCTCACCACGGAAGGTGCCTACGTCTACCCATTCGGTGGAATCCCAAACCCAAAGGTTGTCTCCTACAACATACGATGCGTCACCGTTGCCAGATGGGTATGCGGCAATAAGGTCACCGGAGGTTGGGAAGGAGCCAGCGATTCTGCCGTATCCGATTGTCTTTAGCGCATAGGTTCCATCTGTTCTACGGTAGAGGACTTGATACGCTGTACCGCCCGCCGTCGAAACGTCTGCTAGATCGTTGAGGCGTAGCGAGGAGCCCGCTGTATATGCGGGAGTTCCACCATTTGAGGTAGGCGTTGATCCTGGCTGTCCAGGTACAGATGTGATACCCGACAATTGGCTTGGGTCATATACATGGGACATAACCTCATTATACCACTAAGCGGATCAAATAACTTCGTACTCCACATACGATCCAGCCTTCGCTGTGATTGCCGAGGATGTCACCTCTGACGCGAATCTAGCGATGATCGTGCCGTTCGCAGACGGAGTCACAATTCCCGTGATCAGAGCAACGTTAAGCGTGGTTGCAGACGTTGCGTTAGACGCTGCCGGAAGGTCATATGCGTTGTGCCAGCCGTTCGCAGTTCTAGTGGAGGCGGTTAGAGAATACTCGCTAGTGTACGCAATTGTTGTGGCGGCGGGGCCGTTAATTGACCATCGTGATCCAGTGGTAGTCGCGGCGGCATCATACCTAATGACAAACCTAAACTTGTAGGTAACCCCAGATAGAACGGCGAATGAAAGACCTGTTACGTCAGCCATTGTGTTCGCAGTAACGTTGTTATTGACAACATCCGAGCCGAGGTAGGCGATCAGCATTGGGTTGGAATGCGAGTGAACGGTAGCCGCATATGGGTGTGCGTGCGGTGGGGCGAAGTCACCCCTTGTTCCATCGGCAAGCGCGTACTGCGTGTGATCGTCGTCACCAAGGCCTGTTAGGGCACCGTGATCTGTAACGCCAGCACCGCCGCCGCCAGCCAGCACACCAGTGTGATAAACCGCAAGGGTCGGAACCGAACTTACGAGTCTCACACTAGGTGTGGCTGACTTGACGATCTTGATTACATCTGGCATTATCCTGCGATACCCGCCTTGACGGTAATCGTGCCCTCCATAATTGCTTCCTTCTCGCCGCCACCGGACGTAAGCACTAGGTCGTAGTTGTACGTTCCTACTGCCCAAAGCACTGTTGTGGCAATTGGCACATTGACAGTGATGACACCACCTGCCGCGTTTGTGATTGAGGCAAACGGGTTATTTGAGTTGTTATATGTGCTGTGCATCGGTGCGGCAGCGCCAGTTGAATCTGCGACACCGATACGCACCGTGTAACCAGTTAGGTTGAACGGAGTTGTCTCCGTCTCGTCTGTGTAGTACGTCAGAACAAACTTTAGCGTTCTGTTCGTGGTGGCGGATAGGTTCACTTCATTACTCATACTAGAATTGTATCACTTTCCACGATTTCATCAGTAGAACCGAGGCCAGGAATCTCACAGACATCGGTGGTGCAATACTTGTCACCCTCAGCCTCACGGCCATTGGCGTAGAGCAGGGCCTTGTCGATCTGGCCCAACTTGCCAACATAGGACTCGTACTGCTCCTGCGTGATCTGCGTGTACGGCTGCTGTTTGTAGACGCCACCCATCGGTAGGAAGGATACGGTCTTAAGTTTGCCCTCGTACATCTTTAGCACCGTGGCGATGTGCTTGCCCTCAGTCTCGGGGTCAAAGGAAACCGTAACCGAAACAGAGTTATCAGCCCAGTACCTTTGCGTCTCCGACGCCAGAGCAATCTTCTCGAAGATGGTAACCTCGCGCTCGCTGCGCTTGTTATCGGACTTGATCGGGAAGTAGGCAACCTTTGTGTTAGCGGAAACCAAGTCCTTCTCAACCGTGTAGCCAGCCTCTTCCAGGGCCTTCACAATAGGCTCGGTGTCAGAGAATCGAACCGCACGGAGGAAGTATTCCCCACCAGGAGTCCAGTGAACACCGGGGCTTGCGCCACTCAGTAGGCTCACTGTGCCAGATGGCTTTACCGTGGTTGTCTTGATCGACTCACGGATTCCAAGCCATTCTGAATACTTCTTGTCCAGAACTTGAACGTAGTCATATCCGGTGTTGAACCAGTCGCGCAGGGTGGTCAGACCGTGAATGTCCGAGAACTGCGAAATTCCTGTCATCGAAGTACCGATGCGACGGTTGCGCTGAATGACGGCGTTCGTCTCAGGCCAGTGCGTGGGAAGCAGGGTAATCGACTTTGCGTAGAGGTAGGCGAACTTCAAGGTGCGCTGCAAATCCTCTTCGTCCTCAATGTTGTTCAAGTGAATCTCAACGAGGTTGCAAAGTTCGAATGACTCCAAGGTGATCTCGGCGCAAGGGTTGGTACCCTTAGCACGCGAGTCCTTGTGGTTAGCAGGATCGACCATGCGGCCATACGCCTGCGATGTATCGAGCCACATAAACCCAGGCTCACCGTTATTGAGAATCCTTTGAGCGGCATCCTCGTAATTAGGCACCGAGTCGCTGTCCAGGGACAGGGTGTTGTTGCTCATCCAGCCCCAACCCGTCTCGAAGTGGTTGCGCTCAGGGAAAACCTCAGCGTTCTTCAAGTCGATGAACCAAACGTCATCGCTACCACCCAAAGCAATCGTTGCGGAGCGGCGAACGTTGCCAGCCACCACGCAGGTGCCGATAAGGTTCACAACATCAACGATAGCACGCGAGTCAAAGAGTTCACCCGCGCGACTACCGATGACGCGGCGGATATCCTCGTGCAACTTCATAAGTGGGCCAGGACCCGACGAGGTACCACCAAAGCCCTTGATGGGCTCGCCAGCCGCACGAATACGGGAGTAGTCGAATTCCTGCGGGCGACCGTCTGTACGCAGGAGTGAGTTGATCAGTAGTCTAACACTCTCTGCCCAGCCCTCGCGTGAGTCAGGGATTGAATACACCTGTACCTCACCCTCGGGCTCACGAATTACGATGTTCTTGGCTGCGCCACGGGTATCAAAGCCAACACCGATACCGCACATGAGCGCATCTGCCACCCACCCAAAGATTGAACCAGGATCGTTCCTGGTCATATCATCGGTGGAGATAAAAGAGCAATTGTAAAGCGCAGCCGTCAGGCCGCGCTTGTGTACCGCTTCGGTACCGGTGACCCACAGGCCACGACCGGGCGGGGTCCACTTCAACTGGAACATGCGATCAAAGGCTTCCTGGGCGCTAGCCTGGGCCTTCCTGTCGTTCCAGGGGAGTCGATTGGCCTTGCACCAATCCTTCTGAATCGAGTACATACCCTCGATCACACGACGGCAAACTTCGGGCCAAGTCTCCTTGGTGCCGTCCTCCTTCACGCGCGAGTAGGTGCGAATGAAGATCAACTCTCCAACCGAGTTGCCTCCCGCATCTGTGTTGCCCCAGGGGGTCTGGATCACGTTATATGGTGCGATGAACTCGTCAGAGAGTCTAAAAGATAGCAATTTGTCCCGTTCCGTTTCTGCCCTGTACGCAGGGCGCTTTCTAGAGTGATGCGTCTATCATACCATCACTCTTTCCTGAACGCAAGCGATTCCAGCGTGGCCGAAAGTCTCCGAATGTTACATCTGTGTAAACTCTTCGGCGCGCGGCGTGCGGCGGGCGTCCCCGAAAGAAACATTGAAAAAGCGGCAAGAATGGCTTGACATTCAGAGAGCGATGTGCTACAGTATCTATAATGGTTCTAAAGAATAAAGAAGAATCCTAGAGGATCATCTAGGATCATCAAGAATCTCTTGAACATCTGTCTTTACTAAGATTAGGAGATCGTAATTACACCTGAAATTCCAAGCATCCTCCGTGCGTTCAACGCCGTGAAGGAAACTCTATCATGTCCGATGGATGAAGGGCAACTTGAACCCCGTGTGACGTATGTCTCAACTGTGGAAATCTACTGCCTGTCTTGCTCATGGACGCAGGAAATCGGGTCAAATGCCGCACAGAACCTAGTAGAACAGGCGTATGCGCTAGGCAAGATGTGACCTTCGTCACCCACCTTGACTCCTGACCCTCCCTGTGGTAGGATTGAACCTATGTTCCCACAACATAGGAGGTAACATGCGATTCGAGAAAACTAGACACGGCATCGTCACCATCACGGCCAGCGCGCTCCTTGCGGCTGGTCTTGTTAGTTTCGGGCCTGCCGACACAGTGACGGCCTCATACCCTTCACCGGCGCAAGCATCCATTGTTGCGTTCGAGGCTAGGGATGACACAAGGGCGTCACGTTCATCAACCCGCCAGCCAACTCCGAAGGTCGTGGAGAAGAAGGTTGTACAAAAGAAGAAGGTTGAAAAGAAGAAGAAGGTGACCCATACTCACCCACACCCCGAAAAGAAGAAGAAGTCGGGTACGGTGAAGTCCATCGCTTCTAACTCAGGCAAGAATCGCGCTCTAGGTCGCTCGCTAGCGGCCAAGCGTGGTTGGACTGGAAATCAGTGGACCTGCCTGAACAATCTGTGGACGAAGGAAAGCGGGTGGCGACACACAGCCGACAACCCAAATTCCTCTGCCTACGGTATCCCACAAGCACTCCCTGGCTCCAAGATGGGTCCTGGGTGGCGCACCGATCCGGTGGTTCAGATCAAGTGGGGTCTGAAATACATCAGTGGGAGGTACGGCACCCCTTGTGGCGCTTGGACCGCGTTTCTGAACAAGGGATGGTACTAGAAAGTCGGACTATTCGGACCCCGAAAATGGTATACTGACGGTATACCAGGAGGGATTCCAAACCGTTGACAATCGTTGTGGCAGTAGAACATAAGGATGGCGTGCTAGTTGCATGCGACAGTCAGGTAACTGACTCGGGAACATCATTCTTGATGCACAGGTCACAGAAAAAGATTGGTACGGTTGGTCCGTACATCATCGGCGCGGCGGGTCGTCTGAGGACGGGACAAGTTCTCCTAAACTCAGACGGCCTGCCCACGCCACCACAACGAGCCTCGGACGAGGCTCTAAACAAGTTCATGATCACCAAGTTCGCAGCAGCCGCTCAGAACACTCTGAAAGACGCTGGCGTTGAGCAGGTGGTGGATCACGAGAGACTCCTTACTGAATCAGAGTTGATCGTATGCGTGCAGGGTCGCGCATACATGGTAGGCGAGGACTACGCGATCATGCGTGCAGGAGATTCGACTTCCATCGCTAGCGGGATTGCCATTACTGGCTCTGGATACCCCTTTGCGCTCGGTGCCTACCATGCCATGAGCAAAGCCACTAGAAAGATGTCAGCCAAAGACATCGCTACGACTATGGTTGAGGCAGCGATCAAGTGGGATCAAGGCTGCGGTGGCGAAATCGAGTTCTACGAACAGTCCAGATGACTTGACAGAACGACAGGCCCTCTGATACCATAGGGGCATGACACAATACTTCCTGATCACAGGGGCCAGGGACTGGCCTGAGAGCCATGCTCACATCATCACTGATCTGCTTGACTCGCACCTGCGCTGGCACCCCGATTCCACAATGCTCAATGGGATGTGCCCGACTGGTGCCGACAAGATCGCCTATGAGTGGGCGGTCGCCAATGGCGTCCCTGTTGAGAAGCACGCCGCAGACTGGACAAAGGGCCGCAGCGCGGGCCCACAGCGCAACACAGCGATGGTAAATAGACTTCTGGAAGAAGGGTCCAGTATCGCATTTGCGTTTTTCTACGGGCCTAAGAACGCCTCGCGCGGTACCATGAACACTTACCGAACTCTCGTAGCCCGAGGGGTCGAACCTATCGAAAGGCAACTCGACTATGTACAAGTATAAAGCCAAGTTAGTTAGAGTTGTGGACGGTGATACCGTCATCCTCGACATTGATCTTGGGTTCCACATTAGGTGCGTGAAGCGTGTTCGCTTTGCTCGCATCGATGCTATCGAGCGCAAGGATGATCCATCACGCACAGCGACCCTTGCTGTGATCTCTTGGTTTGAGGGAACACAGAATGAAGTGTTTCTCACCACCACCCTAGACAAGACAGACCTGTACGGTCGTGTGATTGGCGAAATGACGCAGGCGTATGTTGCCAAGGTGAATCTAGGTGACAATCCGAACCTGAGCGATCATATGGTTGGCCTAGGTCTTGCTTCGTACAAGGACTACGGCATCGTCTGATGGACTCAGAGGATAGACTGATCGCTCTCACAGAGCATTACGGTGTTGATGCTCTACAATCAGCGTACTTCAAACTTGAACTGGGCATTGCAACGTCTGAGGAACAGATTGCGATGTGTGAGTTCATCAAGGTACTCCGCGATCTACTGAAAGAGGTAAACGACTACAATGACTAAGATCGATGTACTGGACAAGGGCTACGTTCGCCTGGTCGATCACATGGGTAATGATCTAAGGATCGTCAACGCAGCCCGTGTGTCCTACGACAAGGCCTCAACAAATTGGGGTGACCGTGACGCCAGCCTCCTAAACTTTCTCATGCGAGAGGGGCACACAAGCGTCCTGAGGCATGCCTCCCTCACCTTTGAGTGCTACGCTCCGCTCATGGTTGCTAGACAGTGGTATAAGCACGCTGTTGGCTCGACCTATCTGGAAGATCAGAACGGCTGGAACGAGTCTAGCCGCAGGTATGTAACTGAAAACGAAGAGTTCTACCTCCCCCGCGAAAATGAGTGGAGAAGTAAGCCTGCGAATTCGAAGCAGGGCTCAGGAGAGCCCATTGATCTCGAAACGGCGTTCCACTACATGAACTATTTGGACTCTTATCAGAAGCAGGGACTGGAATGGTACACTCGCGCTATGGAATGTGGGATCGCTCCCGAACTAGCACGACTGTTTTTGCCTGCGAATGGGCTGTATGTCCGATATTACTGGACGACTAGCCTAGCGGCACTCATCCATTTTCTGAATCTTAGGGACGAAAGTCACGCTCAGTACGAAATTCAACTATATGCGAAGGCGCTTCGTGAACTTGCGGAGCCGATCTTCCCCGAAACATTCAAGGCGGTGTTCGGTGAACAATTGGGAAGGCAGTGGGTCGAAGAGTCTCTCGGCCCGCTCAACAAGACATTGGATGAGGATTGGACAGGAAATGGCTAAGTTTAGAAAGAAGCCAGTTGTGATCGAGGCCGTGCAACTACGGTGGGGCAATTGGTCGGAAATGTGCGAGTTCGCTGGAGTCGGATTCTTAAAAGACGGTAAGCCGGAAGGATGCTTTGTTAAGTCTGATGGGACTGTCTCACCACACATGGAGTTCACTGACCGTATTGGCCTGCAAATCCCGACGCTAGAGGGAGTCATGCTCGGTGTCGAGAACGACTGGATCATTCGCGGGGTGCAGGGTGAACTCTATCCCTGTAAGCCTGATATCTTCTTGCAGACATACGAACAGGCTGATACAGAAGCCTGTGAGTGCTGCGGTCAGCAGAGAGACGAACTTCCCTACACCTCGCGTAATGACATTGCTTACTGTCAGGTATGCTGGGACACAGGCTGTGACCTTGTTGAATGCAGCGTGCGATGAGTGATACCAACTTCGAGATTCGATCCAAACTAGGCAACTACTTCCGTGGATATACGCATTATATCGATGAGAAGGCGAACAACAGCCTTGAACTCAACGTCTACATGGTGATCAACGGCATGAATCAGCGCATCGATTGGACGTTTGACCTTGGTGAGCCTGCCGAAGGTCAACTCGAAGAATTCTTCAAGACGGTTCGCCTTGACATTGCAGCCATGTGGATGCTAGACTCTAGTGGTCAGATCGAATACATCACAGGAACCGGGAGGTTCAGGGGCGTATCATCTATGACGATGACGCTGACGAATGAGGATGGGGTCACCCTGGCCTCGATCACAGACGGCGAAGAGGATATCGCGGAAAATGAGGCATGAACATGATTCCCTGTCTAAAGCAGCGAACACGCTGTGAAATCTGGTTTGCTTCCCCTGGTGGAACCTACATGTTCGAGGCCACTAACGAGTGTGCTGCCGATGGGTGTGATGAATGCCCACGCGTAACCGCAGGCTCTAAGACAGGTGAGGATTATCACCTATGTGGATCGACTCACGCAGAGGCTAATGCTGCTGCTAAGGTTCACCCTGGATTTAACAGTGAATATGGGCCGGGTACAGCGTATCTCTACGGCCATGACTGGTTCTGCCGAGACTGTCAGCACGCTCTTACCGCCGCAGGTGTCACTACCTTTGTCATTACAGGGAGGCCAGCATGATCAGATCAGTGGCCTACGCGACCATCCAGATAATCGGCGGTGCCTTCGCTATTGCATTCTTCATGGGAATCTCAGTAGTATACCTGTTCCTCCTGACAATGATCTCAGCCGAGGTTGGGTGGCAAGCATTGCCCCTAGGATTCCTTATTCCGTCTGCAATTCTGTGGACAGCATTGAAGATCATTCCCGATGACGACGCTGCGCGTAGCCAGCAATAGGAGAAGATATGCTGTTTAGGAAGAAGTACGCTGTTAAGATCAAGCCCCACGTTTGGGGAGACGACTGGGCTGTTCTTCAAGTATGGCACAAGGGTAAGGTCATTGGTACCGCCGACATTGTACGAAGCAATCTGTCCAAGTCGTATATCAAGTACCGCGCCAAGAATGTCTACAACGAGTACAAGCGTGAGCAGAAGGTTAATCGATGGGTTGACAGGTTACCTGGATAGGTGAAGTTTACTTCACCCTTTACTCTCATTGCAAATGTTAGAAAATTTTGTTTGTGTATGATGACGAACTTGTGCGCATATGTCCGTTTTGGAATAGTGCGCACTTGTCGTCGTTACCAAACTGTTACCTGAATAGGCTTGACTTTTCGGCATCCGTGTGCTAGCCTTAGGGCACAAGGTAAAGGAAACAACGAAAGGCAAGACCATGATCAACCAGACCTACAACCCCGCTAACGGTGTCTACACTCTCACCTGTGACCAGTGTGGACACACCGCTAGTGACCCCACCCTCCCCTGGTTGCGTCGCTGGTTCGCCTCTCGTCATGTGTGTGTCACTCGCTAGGGTGACCGTAACACAACCGTTACACAACAACACTTGACACATACCCTCGCTTCATGTAGTCTAAGACTACTAGATCAGAACAACACCTAAGGACACACACCATGACTACCCTCCCCACCACCACCCCCGCTGAGTCAGAGGGACGCACCCTCACCATCGGACGTACCGACGCGCATGGTACGCTACATCACATCACTGGTATCGTATCCCTGAGTGATGGGTTCGGATACCTCACTGTGGGTAAGGGTACATACAGGGAGTACGCTATCACCCTGGGTGGATACCACACCCCCATCCCCTACGTCCGATGAGTAGGCCTTGCGCCACGGTACGCCGTGTGCTACGCTCTAACAACGGATACGCCGAATGCCCCTGCTGTGGGGGCTGGGTAGTCAAGAACGGAAGGATCGAATCATGCTAGATCAGATTCAGGCTAGGGACCTGTGTGTAGGGGACGAGGTCCCCAATGGTATCGTTACCGATATCACCGCTGGGCCTACTGGCCTCCTTGCTGTGGAGGTCGCTGCCTACCCTGGTAGCGTCATCACTAACACTGTCACCCTGTCCCCTGTGTCCTGGGTGGAGGTACTGTGAGGCTTACCCGTAGGGCCTACGCCCTCATCTACCTTACCGCTGCTGCTGTGGGCCTGTGGTGGCCCTGGGAGTCGATGCCCTGGTATGGCCTTGACCTAAGGTAACGATTAGGTAACATCGGCGTGTTGGACTTGACAAATCCAGCAGGCCGGGCAAGGTCTTACCCGGTAAATCGGCAATTGTCAAGGTACGAATCCGTTGAGTTTTCACGGGAATACAACGATATCCGTAGGCGATTCC